GCGGCAGCGAACAAGCCGGGGAGGGCGAGGGCCGCGGGAGCCACGGACTTCAGCGCCACGGCCATCGAGGCGACGTGCGCCGAGGCCCCGAGAACGGCCGTGCCCAAGCTACCCCAGAGGACGGACTGGCCCCCGATCTTCGCAGAGATCGTGTCAAAATTCTTAGCAAGGTCGTGGAGATGGGTCCCCAGTTTCGAGAAGACATTGATGCCGCCCAAACCGCCCAGCTCAGTACGCAGCACGCGCAGCGCCGCCAGGGCCTTGCTCGTGTCCAAGTGGGCATTGATCGGCAGCCTACGAGGGCGAGTGAACACGGCCAGCTGCGCCTGAGCCTTGCCCTTGTCAAGATCAACGTTAGCCGTGACCTTGGCATCGATGTCCTCGATGTCATCCTTCAGCTTGCGCTTCTGCCGCTCAGACAGAGTCGCCGAGACGTCGATCTTGTCCGCAGCCTCATGCAAACGGGCACGAATCCGGGCGACAGAGCCCTCATCCATATGCCCCTTGACGTCAATATCAGACGAGATGCTGTTGATCTCATCCTTCATCCGCACCAGATCATTACGCTGCAGATGCGCCGAAACCCGGATATCAGAGTCCAGATCCTTGATCCGCTGACGCACCTCAGCCAGATCAGACGGCGACACCTCGACGGCAGCGTCAATCTGGGCGTTGATGTCCTCGATCTTCTGCAGGGCGGCCCTGCGAGACGTCTCACTAAGGTCAACATTGGCCTCGATGGTGGCTTTCATCTCATCGAGCTTGCGCCCGATGTTCGCGACGGAGTACTCGTCGAGATGCGCCTTCGCCGGGATCGTATACTCCTCGTGAGCCAAACGCTCACGCATACGGTCCAGGCCGGACCGGTCCACGTCGAGGGTGGCCCGGATCTCAGTCTTCAGGCCCGCGATCTGCGCCCTGACCTTGTCAACCGACGCCCGATCAAGCTCCAGCTCTGCCTCGAACTTGATGTCGACGTCGTCCAGCGAGGATTGGATCGCCTTCAGATCCCGCTGTAGGTCCCTGCGGAAACCGCTCAGGTCAGGGACGATCCGGATACCGAGCTTACCGAGCTCGCCTCTACCCGCCACGGGCCACCACCATTCCGGTCAGTTGATAGATGCCATAAAGGCCGCGACGGCCTTGCTATCTCTACCGCTTATTCTACGCGTACGCTCCTTGGCACCAGGCCTCGGGAACCGCTCCTTCTCCGAGAGGTGAGCCTTGCGCTGAGCCGTGGCCTTCAGTAGCAGCCCGACGCCGTCGATCACGTCAGCCAGACGCTGCACCTCCACCGAGTACCCGAACCATTCGGGGCCCCCGAGCTCTTCGGCGCGGAGCATCGAACGGGACTCCAGAGGCAGGCGGCGAACAAGAGCCTCAATCTGAGAGGCCGGAAGCCTCGAGTGGAGCGGGTCAACGCCGTAGAGCGCGATCAGATCCGTCCGGGCCTCCGGCCTCTCAACGAAGAGGTCTCTCAGCGCTCGCCGCCGACCGCTTCCCCCAGGTACGCAGCCACCAGCTCCACCATGCCAGCCAGGCCGTGCTCACGAGTGAACGCCTTCCAGGCCGCCTCATCCGTGAGGAGATTCTTCTCAATGTACTGCACGGCAGGCAGGAAAGAGGAGATGTTCTGCTCCGTAGCAAGGTCATCATCCACGAGGGAGATCAGCTCCAACAGCTGCGAAGGCATGAGATCACCCGGGTCTACGAGCAGCTCATGGCCCGGACGGTCCTGCCACTCGACGTCGTCGAGCTCCAGTGCGGGAGAATTCTTAGCCATAGTACGGCCCTTTCTCGTAGCTGTCGGTGGTTGTTATCCCGGGGACGCGCCCAGCCACCAAAGCGCGCCCCCGGGGGTCTATGGCTACCGGCTATTAGTCGGTGGTCTTGTAGTTGAAGCCGTCCGACGGACCGATGTTGTTCGTCACGATGACGTTACCGGTTTCAATGTTAGACGGCAGAGTGGCCTTGATGTGCGAGTCGTCGACGAAGTTGTAGACAACCTTCACGGCCTTACCACCAGCGGTGAACGTCACGGACTTAACGCCCTTGAAGTTCGTACCGGTAATCGTGACCTGCAGGCCCGGCTTAGCAGCGGAGCCCTTGGGTGAAATGTCCGAAATGGTCGGCTTGGCAGTAGACTTGCCAGTAGCCTGACGCGGCTCGATGAAAGCAACTTTCTTCGTGCCATCGGTCGGCGCGAGCAGAGTCAGCTTCATCTCAACGTGAGTGAACTCGTCGTCTTCCAGAGCCGGCAGGTTACCCGCAACAGTGGCACGCTTGTAAACGTAGCCGGAAACCTGGCCGGTGTCCTCGACGACGACGAGGAACGCGAACTCAGCGGTAGCATCGAGGTCGAGGTCCCAAATGCCATTGGCTTCATCGTAGGACGAGCCGGGGAAGGCAACCTTGAAGGTATCCTCGCCGAGGTTCAGAGCGTTAATCGTCACCGTGTTGGTAACAGCCTCACGAGTCGACTTGACACCCTTGCGGTCCCACGTGTTCTTAGTGTCGGTGTCACCGCCGTCAGTGTCGTACTCAATCATGTCCTTAGCGGACGTGTCACCGAGCCAGGTCCAGCCCTGACCCTCGAGGGTCGTGCCGTCACCGAAGGTGAACGTGCTCAGGTCGGGAATAGCAGCGCCCGGCTTAGCGTAGTAAACGTGGCCAGTCCCCGCGATCTCCAGGGCCACTTTGGCTGTTGAAGCCATGCTCAGAGTCCTCTCTGTCGTGCGACCATAGTCGCGCTCATCGTGTACATGTACACATCGGCCGTGTCCGATCCCTGGTAGGGGACGGGCTCAGCCGTGACCGTGATCTGCGATATGCCACCCTGGGCCGTCCGACTGCCGGTGCGACTCCAGTCTACAAGAGCATCGCACAAATTGTTCGCGAGAGTCTCCGCAGTCACAGGATCGCGATCAGCGACGATCCACGTCCCGCGAAGAGTCGAAGCCGCCCCGTAAACGCCCATATCCGTGGCCTGCGACGAGCCGGCGAGCACGACAATAAGCGGAAACCTTGTGTCATCGTCAACATCAAACCTGGAGTCAACTGTCACCATGGACTCCGGCACAGTGTGCCCGAACGACGCCAACGCCTCGCGCGTCGTCTCCACGAGGAACGACTGCGGGCGGATACGCTCAAACCTAGCCATCACACGCCCCCATGGGCTCTAACAACCGACGAGAACACGTGGATACCCTTCACCAGAGTATGCCCCTGCCTGTGACCCAGCTCGGCATGAGCTCGGCCCGGCGGCGTCGGATCCATGTAGACGAAATCGTCGACACTGCCGTGAGACAGGTGAATCGAAGCCATCATGGCCCCAGTCTTCACGTGAGGGGCCGCAGCGGCCCGCACCTCGGCAAGGATAGCGTTCGACCTCACCGAGAAGCCAGGCTGATCGGAAGCCTCATGCGCAATAGCAGACCGGACACCCCGATCCCAATTCACCTCGAGGATATTGGAGCGGGTCACCGGGCCTTCACCCCGCGCGCCTTGCCATACACGGTGAAATGCGCCGTGTTCGACGAGGCCCCATACTCCAGCGCCTCCCCGCGCTGATCGAACGTGATGCCCTTCAGCGGACCTTCCTGCACGACGAAGGTCGAGTGGGGACCGCCGGGCCACTTACCGGCGCCCAGCACCTGAACGGCCAGCTCAGCCTGCAAGCCCGCCGGCGCCAGCGTCTGCTCCGTGCCCCGATCCGACGACCGGGGCTGAACGATCACCTTCGAGACCGTAGCCTTGTGATCCTCGACGAAACGACGGCCGGCCGGCGTGTCCTCCGCCTTCATAACAGACACCACCACTGTGTGCGGCCCCCGGTCCAGCAGCCTGGTCACAGCTCATCCTCGTCGACGACGTACGAGCCGAGCCAGTCGCCGCACGCTGCGTCGGGCGGCCCCACGTGCTTGTAGGTGGAGAGGATCTGACCATCCTTCCACATGCCGACCTTGTTCGCGGCATAACCGCCCATCACCTGATCAGCACGGCCGTAGCCGCCGCCAGTGATAGACCGCAGCAGCGACCACTCACGCGGAGACACCTCGAGGAGGCCGGAGGCCACGGCCGAGTTCACAGCATAGGTGTAATCGCCTTCAGTCTCAGATTGGTACAGGCCGCCACCCGGCGCACGCAGCACACGCGCCACACACTCAGCCTCGACGCGCACGATGACGTTGTACGCGTACTCATTCGTCTCCGCGGCCCGCATCGCCCCCGGAGACTGCAGCATGATCGCCGAGTTAATGAACTGCAACATAGCCTCGACGTAGGGGTCCTCCTCAGCGGTGAGCTCGCGCATCAACGCCGTAGCTACATCAGTTTTCGTGGCCAACGCCATAAGGGGGACCCTTCCGTCGCATCTACCCTACATTATATACGGCGGGCCCGTCAACGAGGGAACACGCCTTGTGAGCGCCCGCATCCCGTTGACGGGCCCGGAGGAGCCAGGGACCCGACTCGATGGGCTTATCTCAGCCCTTAGCCTTCAGCTGGACGAACGCCTTGACGTCGCGAATGCCCCAGCCGATAACCGCCTCGGCCTTGACGGCCTTCAGGCCACGACCGAACAGATCAATGCCCGCAGCGTACTCGCTAGCGCGAGTAATCGTGACATTCTCCTCGAAGCCGAGGCGAAGGTTCTCAGCGAAGTCGCCGCCGATACCCAGAACGGTAGCGTCCTTGGCCTTGCCGTCACCGTTAATGTGCTTCGAAAACACAGCGGGAACACCGAGGACGGTGGCCCAGCTGTCACGGAGATTCGGGGACTGCTGATAGAGCGGACGACCAGTAGTGTCAGCCGCCTTCACCAGGTTGCCACGAAGCTTCGGGGACAGAACGAAGGAGGTGAAGTCGTAATCCTCATCGTCGTTCAGGACCACCCTGTCATAAGCGTCAGACAGGTCAGAGGTGAGCTGGCCGGCCTTCGTCGAAGCAAGGTCCAGAGTCTGAGTCTGAGCAGCAGTCAGAGCCTCGACACCGGAGATCGCGGCGCCGGTAACCGGATCCTTGCCGAGGAAAACGCCGCAGTCAATGGCGCGAGCAATAGCGTCAGCCAGCTCACGCTGAATGCGGGCGTACTCAGCAAGCGGGTTAGCCCGAGCGGTCTCGTCCGAGTAGACGATGATCGTCGCAACCTTGTGAGGCTTGATGATCTTGGTCTTAGAGGTCAGAGTCGACTCAGGGGCGACCTGGCCCTCGTCAATGTAACCCGCGGTAGCGCGACCGACAGGAATCGGAACGGCAACGCCACGCAGCGTCAGCGGAACAGAACCGCCGACAGTCTGAGCAACGCTGTTCTTGAAAACACGCTGCCACAGGTCCGGGAGGACGTCCTTCGGGAACGCCTCAGGGTTGTTAGCGTCGGCCGCAAGAATCTTCGAGATAGTCTCGATCTTGGCCTCATCTGCCATGTGTACTCCTCAGTACTGATCAGAAGCCGAAGAATTGTGTGGCCGCCGACAAAGCACTGTCCACTTCGTCGGACGCCGAATCCACGGCCGGGTCCCGCTGCACGCCCCCAGCAGGTTTAGGGGAGTCTTCTCCACGCAGCTCCTGAAGCATCTTAATCTGGTCGGCCCACGAGTTGGAGCCGCCCGACAGGAACTTCGCGTACTTCTCGTCCAGCCCGGCGTCCGCCAGGGCTTTATTCTTCGAAGTAGTATCCGTCAGCTCCGCCAGAGAGGCCTCAGCCGCCTTGGCGCGCTTCTCAGCCTCCTGAAGCTTCAGCTCCATCGCCGCGACACGCTCGTCGACCTCAGTAGGCGCGGGAGCCTCGGTAGTGGCGGCGGGTTTCTCCGCCGGCGCCTCCGGAGCAGCAACAGAGCTCTCCTCAGCCGGCGCCTCCTGAGCACCTTCCGTAGCAGCCGTAGCAACATCAGCCGACTCAGCCGCAGCCGCCGTCAGCTCAGCAGTGAGCGTATCAGTGGTGGCCTCGCTCATGCCTTCCTCCTCAATCGTCGATCGAACTGTGACACGGCCCCTGAGCCGGACACGTCATCCTCACGCATCATTGTATTCCATTGCCTACGATACTCCTCCGCCGCAGCCTTCCCCTCCCAATCACGAGAGGTGAACACGGGAGTAACCGTGCAGTGGCAGTTCGATACAATGAGCCCACCAGCGGAGTACCACCCTTCCGCTGTGGAAAGGTTATACACGTGCCCCGCAAATACACCGACGCTCTTCTCGACGACGCGATCCAACTCCACGAGACCGGACAACCTCTCATTCAAACGGCTGCCCAGCTCGGAGTAAACGTCGACCATCTCAGCCGAGCTCTCCGAGCACGCGGGGTCGAAACGGACCGACGAGTCGGCCGCCCTAGCCCGCTGCGGAAGCCCATGCCGTACGACGTCGTCCACAGATACCTCGAGGGGGAGTCCGCTCTGGCGCTCGCCACAGAATACCACGTCACCAGAGCCGTCGTCAACCGCTGGCTCGACTCCAAGGGCATCATGCGCCGGGGATACTCCGAAGCCCAGAAGTGCCGGGTGGCACGCCTCTCTAGCGCTAAGAAACGGGACATGACTCGGGCCGCCAACGCTGGCGCGCGGGGCTGGACCCAGCCGGAGTACGTCAAAGAGAGACGGGCTCTCAGCCGGCAGCGTCGAGCCGCAAACGGGACACTGACCCCCTCCATGCCCGAAGCCAAAATGGGTAGGTGGCTGGCCGACCGGGGAGAGGCATGGGAGC